ATAATTTTAATATAAAGTATAATGAACATCTCCATCAGGTGCTTGTACTACTTCAATGTGACCTGAGTTATATGATAACCAACCTTGTTCATCTTTATGTGGAATTAAAGAAAAGTCAGCTGAGTTATGAATTTCATTTTCAACGTGTAAATTATAACCAGTAGTTCCAACAGCAGGTCTACTAATACTTATTTGATAATTTGCAATCTTTGAATTATCAATTCCACCAACTGCAAATGAAGCACTCATGTTAGCGTCATTACCAGTGTAATTAGTGTCATCGATGCCAATTGTGAATGATGAAGTATCTTGGTCAATTGTTAATGGTCTTTTAATCTTTAATGTTTTTCTTCCAGTGACTGATACTACATGGTCAGTAATATCAATGTTTCTTTCACCTGAATAAGGAACACAACCACTACAACAGTTATCAAATGCTGCAGATAATTCTTCTTTAGAAGATGTTTCGTTCTTTTCGTAATAGTTAGATAAATCAGGTTGTGGAATAGAAGAGACTGCTGATTCAATTACATCAGTCCAATCACGTCCACTAATGACATGATTAGTAATATCGATATTATCACCAGCAGAATATTCAGGCGCTGATATATAAACGTCACGTCTTAGTAATAAACCGTTTCTTGAAAAAATTGCACTTTCTGGTGTCATTAGAGTACCTCTTTCTTATTTATTAAATGTAATAACCTGAAGCGCTCCAATTACCACCTAAATTTACTAGTCTTGCAGGAGCATTCGTATATATTTCAAATCTTATATCTCGTTTAGGATTATAGATTGTACCAAAATTATATGCATCTAAATAATCATATTTAAAGTGATTACCATTAGCAGTATAAACAGAACCACTTGCCGAATTTATCACTACATCATCAACGACTAATGCAGCAGTAGTATTACAGTTATAACCGTCATGTCGTAATTCATACCATAATGACGCTGCAAATGTACATTCTGGTACTGCAGTTGGTGTAAATATGTTATCATAATAAGATGTAATAGGATTAATATACCATGTTTTCTTTGTTGTTAACATTGGATATGTTGTGACATATTTGTTAGTCATTATTGGTCTTAATATTGCAGCAGGATTACCACCACCAAATGTTGTAGCAGTAATGTTAATACCTTCTCTTCTCCATGGAAGTCCAGTAAAGATCGTACTAGTACCACTAATTACAAAATTATGTTTTTGACTGAACCATGCTTTAGCTGTGGCATCTTGATTATTCAATGTGACAGTCGAACCATTTAATGAAGCACCAGTAATACTATAACCACTAAATACATAACCATTATTAGCAGTATTAGACAAAGTAATATTAGTTCCACTATAACCACTCAAAGCATTAGCAGAAATTGTACCATGACCGTCAGTCTGCAAAGTAAGATAATAAGGGTCACGTATGTTTCTGTATAACATGTGACCATTATACCATTTAGTCAAAAGATGCTTACTCATTTCTTCATATTCTCCTTAATCCATTGTAAGTCAGTCTGTATTTGCGCTAACTTTGTTGACAAATCAAGTGATTTTATTGCTTCTAATTCTCTTTCTAATAAGATAACACGTGTCTCTAGATTTTCATGTTCAGTATCTCTTTTTTCTGCAGTAATTTTACGTTCATTACCTATTTTACGATAAATGAACATTCCACCTAAGACAACGATTATAATAGGCCATGCATAAGCAGGGACTAAAGGAATAATTTGTTGTAAAAGCTCACTCATTTAGTCCTCCTTATTATGGAATAATACCAGTTGCTATCCAAGAATTATTAACTATAGTAGTATTAGAATGTTCTCGATATTTGTGTGCTGAAATTCTATAATAATTGATATTGTTTGTATTAGCGGTTATATTTGCTGTTAATGTTTGTCCATGCGAACAAAGTGCTTTTGCTGATTTAACATTAGTTGAACCAGCTAAGAAATATGCAGTACAGCATCTTGCACCTCCATCAGAACCACCATGAGAATTCTGTACACTTGCATTATTTTTGAAATTATATGCTGAAATTGTACCTTTAGGATTCCATGCTGTGACAGTTGTACTTGCTATTTGAGTACCGCCATAATTAGCGGTCGAAGTCGCCGTTTTTGTTGTTGCATATTGTACAGATGACCATGATGTTGGAACGTTTGATGTTTTATACGTAGTTTTAGCAATAGAAACAACGTTCATTGTCCAATAATTACCATTTTGAGTGCTTGGCTGTTGATAACTTCCACTTGCTGTAAAGTAGTTAACCTTCTGTACGGCTTTAATAGTACATGGACCTGTTGCTACAAGTTTACCATCTACAATTGAACCATTAGTAATATCATAACCAGAAATTCTATAATAAGTATCATAACTTGATTGTAATGTAATACCTTCAGAACCTGGAATGTATATATCATCACCAGTCAAATGAACGTGTTCGTCTGATAAGTATGTGACAGGGAAGCCTTCATCAGTATAAAGACCTTCAGCAGTAACGTTCTCACCAATAAACATAAACTTATTACCAGTAGCAACTGCACCAGTGACATTCATTCCTGTAAAATACCATCCTTCGTCAGTAGTAGCGTCGACAGTGACAACATCTCCAGAGAAACCAGACATCTTGTCAGCACTCAATACACCATGATCACCGTTCTCCAATGTAAGGTCACGTGAATGTTCGAACTCAGCTTGAGCAGAAACGTTAGAAGTTTCATACATGAAGTCATTACCTGTCAATGTGGCACCAGTAATGTTCAATGCACTTACTTTCCATTCGTCACCTTTTGGAACAGCTGTAATTGTAGCAATATCATATTCATAACCAGGATTGATTGATGCTGATACTGAACCACCTTCAGTCGGAATTGATTTAAATTTGTAAGTAGGACGACGGTCTAGACCATATATCACATAAGGTTGCAACATTCGTGGTGCTGCTGTTCCAGTCCATTTTCCTGCTGCCCATGTAGCATTATTTTGTCCAATACCCCAAAAATATGAAGATCCTATATGACCACTATTACCTGATAATTTTAATGAGCAACCTAATATATAATTACATTTAAAATTCAAAGCCCAAGGAGAATAACCCCAAGTATCACAACCGTTAACAATAGTAGGTTGCATTACATATACATTTTTTGCTAAATGAATACCATACGCACTATTTTCAGTACCAGAACTATAAATTAATAATTTATTAAAATGAGTAATTGGCTCATCAAGTGTTATATTTGTCTCGTAAGTATTACCAGTTGTTTCCCAGATTTTATCTGAATGTTTATGTTTAACACCTACAAGTTTATAAGGGTGAACATCAGCATTTCTAGCAGTTGTGTATCTATTTGCTTCAAATGCTGTTCCACCATTTTGCATACCCCAATAGTATGAAACATCAATATAACCAGATGTACCAGATAGATACATCTGTGTTCCGTTGTTTAGCATATAGTGATTTGTGCTTTGCCAAGTATTTAAAGTATATGGACCGACCAAATGTATAGCACCGGAAATTACAGGATATGTTGTTTTAACATTTACTCTATCATTTCCACCACGATTAGCACTTCCATAACAAATTACTTCATCGTAATTGTCAAGACTATCATTAAGTACAATAGAATATTGATTCTTAAATGGTGTGTCAGTTTCCCATAATACAGTATATGTTTTTTTATTGGACATATTTTGCTCCTACTATCTTATATGGATGCACGTCTTGAACTCTTGCACCGGTGCTCTTCCATCCACACCATGTTGTTGCGCCTGCATCTTGACCCATGTAATATGACGAAGTAATTCTTCCACTTGTGCCAGATAATAATAATTGTGTACCATTACATAAAATATGAGAGTTTGCTGCTACTGACCAACAACCATTATAGAATGAATTGCAGAAGTTAATTGTGTTTTTATCAACAACATATTCATTTTCACAGTTAATGAAATGTGTATTATCTCTATTAGCAGAACCGTAAATTATTAACTCGTCATAATTATCTATGCTATCATTTAAAGTAATGCTGTACATGTTCTTGAATGGCGAATTAGTTTCCCAAAGCGTTGTGTAAGTATAAGTAGGCCCATTCTCAAAACCTACATATCCATTCCAACCATTATATGTCAGAATTCTATCACCAAATGTCAATTTGTATGATGGCATGAAGCCTCCTTACTTACGGTTGATGCCGACTACTTTATCTATAAGAATTGGATTACTTCCAGGTCCAGACCATGAGTTAATTGATCCTGTCGTCGCCCACATGTGAAATGCCTTGGTGACTGACATTGCTAATCCATTTAAGTTATATCTTGTATAGTAATTTACTATGGCTCCACCTTCTGAATTAAAATCATTAATGTTCAAATCAAATAAAGTATTTGTTCCAGGGAATTCAAATACATGACTGTATAATGTTCCTTGTTCGGCTGCATAGCCATGCATCTTAACAGTTTCAAATGTGGATAAATTTTCAGAAACATTAAATGAAGATGTTCCAGCACCAGAATACAGCACCGTTTCATTATAGCCAGGCACCACACCAAGCGGGCTAGCAGATGTACCGTTTCCTGAGAGTGTATTGTCATGCGATACTTCTTGCTGAGTAGCGAGAATGTAATTTCCTTGAGAAATACTCTGAATAGGTTCGCTCATTATTAAACCTCCTTACGGTTGATGCCGATGACTTCTGTAATATAATGTGAACGTGTAGTATCAAACCACTTACCAACAGTAGCGGCATCAGTCCCAGCTGCATTTGTCCAAAGACCGCCTTGAACAGCAGAACATAATCTTATACCATCTGCTTGCATTTGTGCTGATGTATTAAACATTCTGATTAAACTGTCAGTCATTTGATTTGTTGATAATGTAAAATACTCATCATTTGCATATACATTCTCAATACAGAATTTCATATTGCCAGCATAAGGTATGTAACCGATGACTCTAAATCTTTCAAAAGCGCTTAACGGTTCATTAGTAATTACTTTATCAGGATAATGCGTGCCAGCACCAGAAAAAAGCACCGTTTCATCGTTGGAAATCCTTACAGTTCCTTCTGATGGCTGTGTAATGGAAATACCTGGACCTGCTTGATATGTTGTGGCACTTGTCTGACCGAGAGTATAAGTGCCTTGTGCGATTGAATTTATTTCACTCATAAACTTTTCTCCTTATGCCTTGCGACCGATACCTACAACTTTTTTAATAAAAATATATCCGTTTCCTATATTTGAATAAGCGCTGTTATTTATTTTCTGAATACCATTTGCTGACCAATTGATACCACCATTAGTTTTATTTGTGTAAACATATACTAATCGTGACTTATCACCAAAACCAGAAGGGTCATCGCCAAAAGGAAGGTAATTACCACATTTCCATGCACCTGGAATAGCAGCAGGTAAAACACACATAGCATATCCTTGATTATCATCTGCAATATAGAATTCTACTCTATCAAAAGCTGAAGTATTTTCAGAAAGTGCAGCAGTTGATGTATTTGTATTAGTTTCAAATAAAACAGTTCTATCAATACCTAACAACTGAGCAACAGCACTCAAGTTAACACCAAGTGCATACTGAGCGGAATTAGCCGCATGTACCAAAGTATCATCATGAACTAACCATTGCTTTTCTGGTGATAATGTAGCAAAAGCACTTCCATTATAGCCTGAAATTTCATCAAGAGCATTATAACCTAATCCACTTTCTGCCATTACTCCTTCAGGTACATCACCACCGCCGCCTCCACCAGCAAGGGCAGAACCGTTAATTGCTGAGATAGCGTCATTTTCATTATACGCAAATGTCAAAGTATCTTGCTTACCGCTCAATGTTTCGTTTAATGCAGAAGCACCGATCCATAACATATTTCCACTTAATTCTAAATCAAGGCCATCTCTAGCAGAGATAGGCAAAGCATCTCCACCCCAAGCACCAGAATTAGAACTTACTGTTTCTACTGTTCCATCAATTACACCACTATTTGCAGTAATATAATCTGTTGCAGCACTTACACTTTCTGGTAATTCATCACCTGCTGACAAAGGAACACCACTGATTTCTGTAACTTTTCCGCTTGCAATTGTCAAGTCTGTATTCTGTAAGTATGTGTTAGGAACAGCTGTCAAATAACCACTTTCATTTGCAGTAGTATAGAAGTTAGCAGAATCACTTGTCAATAAGTAATTTGCACTTTCTGTTGCTGACAAATAATCACCGATTGGTTGATAAGCCGTCATTCCTTCAACAGTCTGGTATGCTGACATACCTTCAATATCTTGTTTACCAGTAATATCATTTGCTTGTAAGAAATTACCAGAAACATCACCGAATGCTGTTGTATCTAACTTATTAGACAATTCACTTGATACATCTGCCGACAAAGCATAATCTGTCAAATCTACACCAGTAATGAAACCTGATGGGTTAGATGCACTATAATAGTCGCCTGCAGTTTGATAATTACCAGCAGTCTGATAATTACCAATTGGCTGATATGCAGTCATCCCTTCAATAGTCTGATAATCACTCAAATCTTGGTGAGCTGTCAAGAATGAACCACTTACATCACTAAATGCTGTAATATCTAATTTAGAACTTACTGCACTTTCAATATCTGGTGTCCAATCATGTAGACCAGTGACATTGATAGTTGTAGTTTTTTCAATTGGATCATCTATAAGTTCAATATTATCACCACCTACAAGTTCATATTCACCTGAAGGTATCATTGCAGTAATAGTTGAACTTACTTCACTCAATTGAGTATTTGTAGCATAATCACCACTTAATTGATATGCTGACATTCCTGTAATATCTTGCTTTCCAGTAATATCATCAGGAACTAAGAAACCACTTGGGTTTGATGCTGAGTAGTAATCACCTGCAGTCTGATAGTTTCCAGCAGTTTGGTAATTACCAACAGGTTGATATGCAGTCATACCACTAATTTGTTGGTAATCTTCTAGCTTTGTTTCTAATTCTGCAGTACGAACAACATCAGTAATATCGCCTGTTCTAACGACGTCTGTTATATCGCCTGTTCTTACAACATCTTCAATATCAGAAGAATAAACTAAATCTTCTGGTAGACTGTTAATAAAACCACTTGGGTTATCATTTGTATAAAAATCACCGCTTACTTCTGCGAATGCTGACTCATCTAACTTTGTATTAATCTTTTGATTTAAATCACTTGATACTGAAGACAAATCATTTTGAGTAGCGTATGCAGACATTTCATCATGAACTACATAATCACCACTTGGTTGTAGTCCAGTGACAGAAATAATATCATCAGTAATATCAATATAATCTCCTGCACTTAATTCTGAACCACCTTGTCCAGCAAATGCAGAACCATTATATCCACTAATTCTTCCTTTGTTATTAAAACCTAATAATTCAGCACTCATCAAGCCATCTAATGACTGATGTGCTGTGATAAATGAACCTGATACTTCACTAAATGCAGTTGTATCTAGTTTTTCATCAACAATAGAAGATACACTTGATAATTCTTCACTTGTTGCTAATCCACTTGCACCAATGATACTGCATTCTTCATCATCTTGAGCCCAATAAAGTGGAGCTTGTACTCCCAATGGCTTATTAAATGTACCTAAATCATATTGAATCCATGTATCACCACTTGTTGCGTTAACTGAAATAGTACCATCTGAATTGATGATATAGAGTTTACTATCACCACTTAATGCATCGTTAATATTGATTGCATTATCAGCGTCTAAGTCCTGTGAAAATAATTCCTTACCACGAGCATCACATACTACAATAGTATACTGATAGTTAGTGTCGACAAAGCAAGGAGCACGTCCATCAGCATCACAAGTCAATGGATTCTGTGCAATTGTGCCATTCTGATCTTTATAGATTGTTGCTAATCTTGTGCGTCCTCTATAGTAAACATAGATTTTACCAGCTACAAGATTTGTTCCATTACGATATTGGAACTGTTGGACTAATGGATATAACGCTAGTCTCATGTAAACTCCTTATCATTTAGATTTAGGTTTCAAAGGTATTTCTATCTTTATTTATAATAAAAGAAAGACGGATATGATCCGTCAATCTTTTAAATTATTCTACCAACTATACCGTTGTTATGGTCTCCATCTCCTCTTTGGACTATTCTTAAGTAATTGTTAAACAAACAAATAGACATTTTGAATAAGTCACCATTATCAGTTGGTAAATCTCTATCTCTGTTATACATGAACCATGCAGTCTGTACAAACAAATCATAAGTTAGTGAGTCGTAAGGTGAGTTAGTCCAGTTATACCATTTTACTAACATACCGCCATTTGGTACACCCATATTCCACCATTGAGCTGAGAAAGCAGGCATACATCTCTTATATGATGAATTATACTTGTAAATGGTATATGTATCTGAACCAGAATGAATATCTTCTGTAGTATATGTTTTACCATCAGAAATACTCATACCTCTATTACTTTCATCAGGACAATTACCAGTATTTCCTTTGTACACAATTGTATGTTCAGTAGACTGTTTAATAAATGGCTTATTCCAATATGAACCAGTTCTATTAGCCCAATAACGACAACGTATACCGTCAGCATTACCTAAGAATGTATTACCAACAATTGTCCAATTTACTACACATTCATAACATTGTGATTCCCAACCATCCTTTGTCTCAAATCTAGTAAATTCAATTGGATATGCACTATTAAAAGTATTGTCAATGAAACTTGCAAACAAATGATAACCAGTATTATCCTTTGTTGGATAAATCTTGATAGAGTTATTATCAGTGATGCATTCCTTCATGAAGATACGTTTAACATAGAATATGTTATTAGTACCAAACTGACACTTATTAAATTCAGTATGTGCATGACTTGTTTCATTGTCAGTAGCATAATTCAAACTAACGTTCCAGAAACAGTTATTAGCGATGATTTGCATTGTGCCATTTGTCCAAGGACCACCACTTACACGTGAATCTTCGAACCACATTGCCTGTGCATTTGGCTGACTACTGAAACTTACATCACTTTGGTCCATAACATTCAAATAACGACCATTAAATGATACGCCAGCTTTTACATTACGTAGAGTGACATCGTATGTTGTTGAACCTGTTAAATACAAACTAATACTATTTGCTTCAACATTTCTTACATCAGTAAATCCATATAAATCAAGTGAACCATTATAAGAGCGTCCACCTAAGTCAATTGCAGTAGCACCATTTGCACGAACAGCCTTAATATATGCATTAACTTGGCTGAAATTGTTTATTGACAATCTTACAATACTCATTGTTCTTGCACTAATCTTGTCATAGAAATCCCATGCTGCAGCTGAACTAATATCAAACCAATCATCATGGAATTCCATATGTGCAAAGTAAACATAGTCAGAACTATCCCATAATTTTGTACCATTGATAGTACAATTATCAACACGATAACGAGAACCATTTGTATATGATGAGACTGGTAATCTTCCATGTGTAGTAATTACTTTGTCAGTCCATACTGCATTTCCACTCATGACTGTATTTGTGAAGTAATTATTCTTATCAATGACTAAGTATCTTGCATTACAATTTACGAAGCCCATAATTGTACTGAACCAACTTGAATGAGCCTCAACATCATGACCAGTAAAATAGAAATCAGCAATTGGAGCAGTCACAGCACCAACAACCATAACACTATCACACTGAATTTGTCTGTTAAACTGAGTATTAGCATCAATCAATAATTTCTTTGTAGTTGCTAATGTAATTGTACCAGTATAAACACCTCTTGCAAAATGAACTCCACCTGCAGTTTTAAATGTTTGAGTTGTTCCTACTGTATCATTATATGATAACAATACATTGATATTTTCTTCATGACCTGGATAAACACCGTAATAAGTTGATGGCAACCATTCACCATCGAATTTCAATATCCATCGACCACTATCAGCTTTATTAGAACGAATTACATAACCACCATCTTGGCTTTCATTTGATGCAGGATCCCAAATATAAGTTCTTGCTTCACAGTCATTGTCATTCCAATAACCTACAACAGTCAAAGACATAGAGCCTTCTTCTGGAGGTTCAACATTCATCAATTCATTTAGACCATGAACTACAATTCCTGCTCCTCCAACAGTTTCATCTGATGAAGAACCAGCATAGTATTCACGAACAAATCTAAAGTTATTGTCATCATCGTCTTGTCTTGGATCATCAAAGTCACCGATATATTCATATACTCTAACCAATGTTAACTGATTAGTGAAATAAGAATGGTCTACACGTGACTCAACATTCAAATATACTGGATTGTCTGCAGCAATGTATTGATCGTCATTTGCATTGTATGTAAAGACGTCTATTGGATCTGTAGAATCAGGGTCAAGGAAGAAGACACGTCCACCGACCATCTTGCGACCTTCATTATTATAAAATAACTGATTTTGGTAAGCAACTAAATCCATTATTCACCTCTAAAATTCTGTGTTTGCTTTTGTTGCTGATTTGCTTTAGCAACTTCTTTCTGTAAAGAAATTTCTTCCTTAGCAACTCCTAATTGAGCCTTTTCAATCTCTGCTTCACTCTTTGCTAATTCAGCAGGATTTTGCTGTTGCAACTGGAATTCCAAGACCTTCATTTCCTTATCTTGTTCGAATTTCTGTCTACTTAGCAATGACTCACGTTCCAATGAATATGCATTCATCTTCTGTTCAATCTGCAACTGTTCAATCTGCTTCTGCAATTCTGCAATCTGCTGATCCTTCTGTTGCATCAACTGAGTCATCTGATTATTTGCATCAGTTAACTGTAATTCATTCAAGGTTGGCATTGGCTGTAATGACTGTGCAAAGTTAACCAAGTATTCGTTATCATTTTCAATAGCACACATTGCCATCAATAACTTACGCTTGTCTTCATCACTTGTTAGAAGAGGTGCCATTGTCTGAAGCTCAACACGTGCTTCTTGTTTCTTCATTGCTTCATCAGGACCTTCTACCATTTCAATCTTGATTTGTCCATATAATTGCTGGTCATATAACTGTTCAGCAAACATCAAACCAATAATTTGTAGAGAATATCTCAAATGCTGAATATAAGAACGAATATTGTTATTGAATGTCTTACTATTCATCAATACTTCTGTTGCAGTCTTTTCTACTTGTGTTTCCAATCCTACAGCAGGAATACCAACAATATTACTAATCATGTCGATAGACTGACTCAATAATGTAGAAACATCTGCAATCTCAAATTCATTTGGCAATCTTGTTGGTGGTGTTAACTGATTTCCTTTAGTATCGTATGCGTTATATGGCAAAACTGGATTTAAAGTCTTGTCTGCATTCTTATAATCATCTTCAAAACCTTCAATAGCATCGACTGGGGCTGTCCAAGTATTTTTTGGGGCCTTACTTATACGTAGAATTAATTGACGATAAGTATAGTTAATTAGTTTCTGAATACCTTTTAATTGACGTGTAATACCACAATAACTTAATTTGTTGTCGACCCAGAATTGTTCACCAAAGACTGGAACAACAGGAATATAAGTATATGGAGTAGGAATTGTCTCTACAACATCGTCACCTAATAGTTTATAACAAATTACTTGTCCTTTTTCTTTTACATAATAAGTGACTAAAGGTTGATATTCTTTTTCATCGTATGTTTGTGTGACTGTGACTAAAGGTTTTTCACGAACATAATCAATACCATAATTTTCTTCAATCCATTTCTTAGACTTTAATTCAATAATAGCCGCTTCCATAGCATCACTACCATTTAATTTGTGTGAATTAGGGTCAAGACGAACGTTAGTGACGTCAGGAATTGAATACATGATAGGAGCAATTGAACCATCAATATCTCTATCATTACTGAATACCAAAACACCCAGACCAGTTCCTACTGCATTTGTCAAGGCCTCAAGTGATGCAGTGGTAGAGTCAGGGTCATCGATAAATTTGATACCAGCAGTAGTTAAATCAGCTTGGTCTTTAAATGACCATTTATACTGATTACTTGTATAACTATTGACAATAGAACGAGTGACGTTAGCTATGCAGTTAATAGTTGACTTAATAATCTTGTCTTTATCAAGCAACTTTGCATCGTCTTTGTCGTAAATTTTATTTGACAAGAATTCACGGTCTTCTTTTATACGTGAATATAAATCTTTGAAATGCTTAGAAGACTTAGTTTCGAACTTCTTGAATTTTTCAATAAGATCATAGTCTTCTGATCCTAAAATCTGTTCTTCGTCATTCATGAATAAACCTCATTATAAAATACGTATTTCTATATTTATACAACAAATATACTTCCTTTGTTAACATTTCCATACGTCATCCAGTATGTTGTGAATAGAATGTCGTTAATAATAGTCATTTCTTCTTTTGTCATTGGCACATCTGCAGGAATTCCACCCATTAAATCTGCTATTACTCCTATATGCCAATTGTAGTATTCTTCAAAGAGACTCTTATGTAATGCAAATTCACAACCTAAACTGACAATATTTCCTGCCATAACTTGAGTAAAAGTCTGAAATATCATAGGATGCTTTGTCTGAAGTATTTTACCAATAAGATTAAATTTATTAACATCATAATTCTTAATGATAAAGTTAGTGATATTTTCTGGTAAAGACTCAAAGTGTTTTATACAATTCTTCAAGTATAATGGTTCAATATTACCAAATGAAATAAAATCATCTTTTTCGCCAACATTAACATCGTCGATATTTTTACTAATTTCCTTCAAGTAATTCATTTGGCTGTATTTTTCATCGACATCTTTAGGCAACTTGATTGACTTTGTTGTAAATTTTTTCATTTTCTTTCTCCTTCTTTTTACGTGCTCTATATGCTCTTTTACGTGCTAATATTGCTTCATGATGTGCATGATAATAATTACGTGCATATTCATAATCAGCTATTTGTTCATCTGATAATTTACCAGTTTCATGCATATATTTCTTTACTATATCAGAAGATATATCATTATATTTATCATATATCTCTATTGCATTCTCCATAGGAAGTTTTTGAGTCCAATATAAAATACGAAGATATTTTGTTCTATCATTTATCTTACGAAATCTTAAAAAATATAAACGAGATAATTCATAATCACGATAGAAATGAATATCTAAACGACGTTCTATTTCTTTAAGTAATTTAACAGCAGTAGTTTCTTTTAAATTAAATACTTTCATTAAATGTAAACGCATTGTTGTGTATAAACTATACAATTCAGGATTTTCTTCAACTGGATATTCTTCAATAAGTTTATCAGCCAATTCGTCATATTTAATTTTATACATGCTCACCTCACAGTTATAAATAATAAGTGCATACAGCACAACTTTAACAATGATATACTCCTCACTGTTAAATCACATTTATCTCGTTAAAATAAATTATTCATATTTACTCACAAAAAACTCTAAGATTTTCGTCTTAGAGTTTTATTTATATCTGGTAAAAGATTAAATTCGTTGATTATCTTCTAATAAAGTGACCTCTCCTGGTACTCCTTGACATACTCTTGTCCAGAAAACAGTTGACATTCTTTCTGACAAAAATGCAGCGATACGTTTCTGATATTCAAGAGCAGTATTACGTGCACCATTAGGCTCCAATGCACCAGTTTCTTTAACATACTTCTCAACATTTTTAATTCCTTTCATGAACTCTATTATTGGTGGAGCTACAAAGTTATACCATTGAGCTAATACTTGTATAGGTCCACTAAACAAATTATATGGTATAATAACTTTCTGTTGCATTCCTTCTGTGACTAATTTCTTTAAATTATCATCTTTTAATGACGCAATAAAGTCATCTATCAATTTCTTACTATGACATGCGCTGAAATGGTCATACATTGATATTGATAAATTGATAGGTTTACTGCATACTGGCTGACCTACCATTGGACCATTTAAGATACGTCTATAATGATTTATAGTGACAAATGGTGTCTTACAATTCTTTAATATCCAATCGACATAAGTAATTTCACCATATAGTTTATCATCATAATCAGAGTCAATAACAATAGAATTCTTTAAATTACTCTTGACTTTATGTGTAGAAATTTGTGTAAAAGTATCATTGTACCATTCAGGTGTTTTCCAATCAAAATCTTTATGTGCAATGACGTAATTTGTATAATTGTTCATTTATTCTCCTTCGTTCAAGTTATACATTTTTTCTAATATTGTAAGTAATCTATTTATTACGTCTTTGTCTTTTCTGTAATAGTTATAAATCCAGTGTATAAATTCATGTGACTGCATGTTCAATGGAACAAAGTTTTCTATTATTAACTTATCATAATTATCAGGGTCTAAATCTAAGTGATGTAGTTGCCATCCTTTATATAACTTCTTTAGAGTTATGAAATCTTTTTCTTTATTGAAAGACTCTCTAAATGTTTTCCATTTCTTAGTAGCTCTGAATTTCTTCTTTAAATCACTGTTTGCTGTCATATTATCCTCTTCTGTGTTCGTTAATACAAATATAATAATTTATTACAAATTAGTCTACATCCAATATAGTAATAAGTCAAATATTCTATATTTACCTGAAGAGGGTATCTTAAGGGAGAGATTCTAATTTTTCACTGATGACATTTATTTTTGATTTTGAGGAGCGTTAAGTTCGTTTATGCATTGATATTATTGACTTTGGAGCTACCGAAATTTGATTTATTTTTGAACGAAAATTTAAGCCCCCCGGAACAAAAATAAAAAGATATATAGGGGGAGCGTTTTTGCAGTTTCGAAAGAAAATTTGAAACATTTTACTATTAGCTGATTTACAACTTTAAATAAATAACTTATATTTATCACGTGATTAAAAATTAAAGCATTTTTTATTCATTCGTTAATCTCCATAATTAAAGTGGAATTCCTATTTAGATAGGATTCCATTGGAAGTCAGTTTTTCTTTGGTATTGCCTACTATTTCCTCTACTGGCTTCCAATAGAATCTTATTTACAAATTTCAATAGTGTTCGTATTATAAATAAGTTAAGGCCTGAGAAACCTAATGAAGAATTTTTTAAATAAATTGAAGGATTGCATCATTTTCTCAGGCCGATGCAATCCTTCTTTTTATTTGGAGTGAATATGAAAAACCTAGAAAAAGAGATAAATAAAATTTTTAAAATAAACTTCTATTTCAATGAAAATTTCAAGATTGGAGTAAGAAATAAACCACATACTTATTGCGATGTGCCAAGTTGTGCTAGCAAAATTTTTACTTTATTATCAAACTTTGATAAAGATTTGAAATATAGTGACGTTCATGATGTAGTTCAGAAAATTCATGATAACTATGTTAAAGAAAATTATAAACCTAAAAGACGTGGACGTCCTAAGAAAATTAATATTATAGATGATAAAATAACTTTATTAACAAAGAATGTTGAATATCTAACAGTATTAGTAAATGATTTAAGGGAAAAACTAAAGGCAAACTAAAATGAAAGAACAAATTATCAATACATTCAAGACAAAGTACGTAATCAATGCAAGTGGTAAAATTAAGTCTATAACAAGCAATCGTTATTTAACAATCGATGATGTTATAACAGACATTTATACAAGTTATAGTAAACTTGGTATTCCTGTCAATATGCAAGAAGTATCAAATGTAGTAAATGAACTTGTTAAAAATACACAAAATAATACACAAGATATTACAGTAGAAGACTTTGTAAAAGCATATCTTATGAAAAATAAGAATAAACATTGGGTATGGAACAGTGCAATGACAGAACTTGAATACTCTTTCAAGACAAATGGTCCAACTGCTCCAGCAGATATTGACCAACTATTAAACTGCATTAAAGCAGAAAATGTAAGAATTGGAAATATCTATAAAGATACTGATATTAAAACTATTTTGACTGATATTCAGTTTAATGCACAACATAATGCATTGGAAGAAACTATCAACAAAATAAAATATGATGTAAAATATGAAACATATTGTAATGACTTCTTAAGAGGAATTTATGATTATCTAAAACCTACTGAGTCATTCGAAATCTTTTCTACTTTGATGAAACATTGGGCATGGCAAGTTAAAAGAAAGTTCAATAATAAATCAGTCATTTATCATATTTGGTTGAACTTTATGGGTGGAACTTCTCTTGGTAAGTCAACTATGATTGACAAGATTTGTGCACCAATGGCAGATTTTAAGACAAGAACACCTATTGCTAAGTTGTTTGATGATACTAAGGAAATTAAGAGATTGACTGAAAAGTATATTCTTAATTTTGATGAACTTGCAGTTAATAACCCAGATGGTGGTGATGGTGGATTGTCACCTGACCAATTAGCAATGTTGAAGTCAATTATCACTGGTGATAAACTTGATACACGTGTTTATGGTACTCAAAATCAGTCAACTAAAAGAATTACTTTCTCATGTATTTCATCTGCTAATTATCATTTGTATGATATTATTTTCGATGAAGCATCAATGAGACGTTTCTTTGAGTTCCATTGTATGGCAGATAAACCTAAGTCTTATGATGCTATCAATAAATGGATTGATGAACCTCTTGGTTTCTGGAAAGGTATCAATGAAAATCTCGATGAAGGATATTGGGACGTTAATAGTAAACTTGGTAAAGAAATTGATGCTATTCAACGTGGATATTATCCAACAAAGTCAACTCTAATGTATTGGTTGGAATATAACACATTGACAAAGGGTAATGATAAGCCAACTTCTATTTTCCCACAATATCGTGAATGGTGTAAAGAAAATGGATATAAAGCAAAAACACTTATTGCATTTATCAATGAATTAAAGAAAAGATTTCCTGAATTTATCGATAAGACAGGTGTTTTAGCATTGAAAGTAATGCCAAAAGATGCACCATCTACAGAAAACACAGATGCATTCTTTAACAATTTAGCATTGAAAAATAAAGAAATAAACGTAGAAGAGGATTTTGAATAAAATGCCAAAACAGAGAAATTTTGATAATTTATATAAAGCACTAAATGTAAAGCATGAGGAAGAAACACCATCTATTCCTCCTTCTGCTTTACCTTCTAATAATTGTCCATCTGCTGACCATAGTATTTGTGATGAATTATTTGAAGGATATGAAGATGGTAAAGCAAGACTACTATGGAAAGGTAAATTATATAGACTAGATGCAGAACAAAGTGAAAAGTTCAGACAAATGATGTTAAAAGATATGGAGGAGAATGATGCTAAACATAATGGCAATTAAGAAAGGACAAATGACTGAAGAACATAAAGAAGCAATACGTAAATCAGTGAGTCATCCATTGACAGAAGAACATAAACAGAAAATACGTGCAACTTGGACAGAAGAAAGACGAAAAGAAACTGGACAAAAGAATTTACAATATTGGGCTGACCATCGTGACGAAATAATAGAAAAGATGCGAGAAGCTGTAGAGTCATGGAAAATTCATAAGGACTTACCATCAGAAGCTGACAACTATCGTGAATATCAAAAGCTTTACCATAGAATGTGGTACCGTGAAAATCGTGAACGAGTTTTAAGACAACGTAATAGGAGAAAACGTAGATGAAAACAACAGACGAAATATATCAGAAATTAAATGAAATTTGGTGGGATGTTCTTCGTGAAAATGAAGATATATCACGTTTTGAAGATGAATTCAAGACTATTGCAATGGATGAAGGATATACAAGAGAACAAGTAGACGAATTTTGGGAGATGTAATGATACGAACTGATTATGAATTAGCGGACAAAATTGTCTATTTAAAAAAGAATAATTATATGCCAAATATTGAAGATGAAATGCCAGATGTTCAACGTGCAATACAGTCATTTTATAATTGTTCAAAATCGACTATTAAAAAACATGATGATATTATATCATCAATGCCAAAAAAAGATCGAGATGAATTCATGAAAGAATTAGATGATGACCCATTTTGGTTTAGAATAACTTTTCAAGAATATCAAGTTTCCGATGATTTTGTCAAAGAAGTCAATCGAGCATATAAGAAATTCCTCATTCGGAATATCGGAAAATCGGAATTTGAACCGAATGTAAACTAAATTTTACATATTATTTACCTCATAATAAAAGGCCTGCATAAAAACAGGTCTTTTTTTGCGCTTTTGGGACATTCTGGGGTCATTTTATGGCCAAGGGATATAGTTGCACGGCCAATAAAAAAAGCGCCCCAGAAGCGCTCTTTTATGTAAACAGAAATTTACGAAAAAGGTGCCCTTTCGAGCACCTATTTTACATAGATTTTATGCATTATTTCAATTTGTTTCATGCATTCTTTGTATTTTCTTCGAATTGAACTTGATGGATAAATTATTTCATTTAATTTACCTAATTTTTTATAATCAACTTTTTCATAATCATATCCTTCAATTGCCATCATATATCGAAAATCATTTTCATTCATGAAATACTTTTGTATAAGATAAGCATATTGAGCAGTTCTACTCATTATATCAAAATGCAAAAAGGTATGTTTATCAAAGTAATTTTGTTTTGCTACTTTATATGCAGTTTTATTTTTGTAAATTTTCATAGTTATTTCCTCTTTTGTTATTTGTTTTTAATGCAGCGCAAAATCTTACGAGCATTCTTCTTCATAAGTGAGTCATATTCCTTAAATGGAGTAAAGTCATTTATGATATGGGATTGACGAGCAACGCCTTCAATAAAGTTATACAATTTGAAATGTTCATAAGAATGAGAGTTATCGTCAATAACTTCGTTAATTTTTGCAATTGTCCACATAGTAATTTTTCCTTTTGTTAAATGTTAACAAGTAAAATATACCATTAAAAAAGGCCCTTGTAAACCCTGGTTATGTAAAAAGAAGTTTACAAAGGCGCTATTTTATGTAAAAAGAAGTTTACATTCTGCACCGAACCGAAAACCGACTAAATCTTAGAATTATTCGTTCCATCAATCATTGAAAGCCATTGATTTATATGTTTGTCACTTTCCAACCATCCTCCAGAAGCATTCAAATGGTCATATTGCCATTTAATGACTGAATTATAATTGTCTTTCTTACACAAATTCCAGAAACGATTATTTAATTCGTCAAAAGTAATATCAGTCTTTATCTTACATGCTGGATGAATTTCATTATATGGACTATCTTCAAAATCAGAACCTAACATGATTGCACCAATAGCACATGACTCAGTAAATCTCAATGCACTCTTACATTTATTAAAGACGTTGTCAGCAATTGGAGCTAACTCAAAATCTGCTTTAGTTCTAATTACTTCTCCTGGGAAATTTACTGTATCTTTCCATGGAATAAATTTAATCTTGTCAGCAATATCTTCAAAGAAGTAAGGTAATGCACCCATACAAACGAAATTGATTTTATCTTCAATTACATTCTTCTTAACAAATTCAATCCATGCATCAGTCCAGTCACCTTTCATTGGTGTGACACCTAATGGAAATTCTGGTGATACTCCCAATGGAATTGGATTTCTCCAATGCTGTGGTGCCTGAGACAAAAGAACAGTAGGCTTCTTTAAATCTTCAGACAATGGCATTTTACGTTCACAATTCCACAAATAACGTGGGACTACATTACGAATAACAGTCACATTATGAAGATTGAAGTCTTCTCTAAATGCTTTTGCTAAATACTCAGTAGATGCTACAATTTCATCAAATAAAGGAAGTATCTTTGCTAATGATGCATAAATTCCTGGTGCATTCTTCTTAAAGTTAAATGAAGCCATATTATATTCAGGAACACCAGCATTTTTATGGTCCCAGCATAGATCGTCCAATTCGTAAATTAACTTAAAGCCGAATTTTGGCTGAACTTCCTTAAGAGCTTTGACAATTTGATAATCTTGTTCATTAATAAATCTTTGACAGACAAATGCTTTAGTACAATTTAGCCATTGAGCATCAGTTGCTGGGAAAGGCATTAAGACTGGAATGAAACCTAAATCTTCTCTTGCGCCAAAGTAAGCACTATTAAATCTTAAACGATAGTGTGAACAACCTGAAGTATCACGATAGATAACTTGAACTATCTGTTTTTGGTCAATGTTTCTTAACATAATTCTCCTTCTGTTATAAATATACAGTATATTTATTACACTTACAGAATATGGCTGAAAATCCATACAAGGAGGATGAAATGAAAAAGACTACAAAAAAATTAAATAAGAAAGAAGAATGGCTTTTAGAAGCAAAACAACTTCAAGATTTCGAAAAAGAATATAATCAGTTTTTTAAGGAACGAAACAAATTAAAAGTAGAAAGACAAGAAAAGGAATTAAATGAAAAGGTAGGTAATTTCTTGTCTGATGTTGTCGATGATGGTACTAAACCATCTGGACCAGCTGATATAAACAGTTATTATTCAGCTAGACCTGATTTATGTTGGGACCCAAATTCAGTATATGTTCCTTATGTTGACCCTGTAGTTGACTTGAATGATTTTAATACTCAAGCAACAGTACAAGTAGCTGCAGATGGTGGTCTTAAAGACGATTTAAATGATATTAAGAATTTACTAAAAGCAATGAATGAAAATCTAGATAAAATTCTTCATCATTTGAATGGAGGATGGAACTAATGGCATTTAAATCTTATAATATCATTCAAGCTGCACGTGTTAGACAAAAACAGATGCAGTATATTCTTGACAATTTAACTGAGCCTGACTTCTCACTAATTGAATGTCCTAAGCAAATTGCTGATGAATTTAATATGGACGATAGAGAAGTTTTAAATGGTGCAGGTATTACTTGGCGTATTCTTAATACTCAAGGTTTCGGTAATGGACAGCATAATTCATCTACTCATCCATCTTATGGGTCAGTAGCAAATTTCATGAAAGATATTCAGTGTTATCTACCAAAGTCACTTCAATCAAAAAGACCTGCTGAAAAGTTATGGTCGCATTGGTCTTTTCAGTCTACTAATACTTTAGCAGAGAAGACAAAAGAACTACTTGACCAAATGGTAGATTGGCTTATTATGATGCGTCAAAAGATTGAAGATTATATGACTGCACGTTATTATCGTGATGGTCGTATGAACCATCTTGAAATTTTAAAGAGACGCTTTAAAGATGATTGGTCAGAAAAGATTGAACAATCAGTCGATGCAGCAGTAAAGGAAGATACTACAATAAACATTAATATTGAAGACTACGACTAATGAACATTACATATAAGTTATTTAGGCATCAGAAGGAAATTCTTTCTTCTAAAGATCCAATCTTATATGCACGATGTGGTAGAGGTAGTGGTAAATCGTTTATTGCATCATTACTTGCTGTATTGGCAATGATTAAAGGAGAACGTGTCATTTGTTTAGGACAGACTTCACAATCTATTCGTGAAGTTCTTGTTCCTGAAATGTTGGCACGTCTTAATGAAATTATCCCTGGTCAATTCATATACAATAAAACATCAAATAAAATAACATATAAGAATGGTATCATATATTTAGGCTCTTATGAATCATTAGAGTCTATTCGTGGTTATACTAAAATTTCACTTGCAGTTTGTGATGAAGTTGCTCTGGCACCTCCTGATTTGTTTACTGTTTTAGCATTTACTATGCGTGATAGTGGTAGACCAAACAGAATTCGTATGATGAGTACTCCACGTCCTGCAAATTGGGTGACTGCTTTAGTCAAAGAAAAGAATATACCAGTAATTACTGCTAAAACATCTGACAACAAAAGAATTACTCCAGAAGAAATTGAGTTAATGAAAGCTACTTGTCCTGATGAAAATACATGGCAACGTGAATTCTACGGAATTGAATGTGACGATAATTCTTCAGGAACTATCTTTACACGTGATATGTTTGAGACAAACGTATGGAATAAAAATGAAACGTATGCTATTGGTATTGACTGTGCTGGTTTAGGTAATGACTCATGGTGTATATGCACTAGACAAGGTAATAGAATTGAATTTTGGCAAAAGAAAGTGTCAACAGAAAAAGAAATTGTATTACAAGTTGACTCTATTATGCGTAGATTAGGAGAGAAGAATTTATCATTTATTGCAGTTGACTCTGCTTATGGTCTAGGTGTAGTAGAAAGATTACAAGAAAAGAATTTACCTGTTATCAATGTTCCATTTGGTTCATCAGCAGATAAATCAGATACGTATGCTAATAAACGTGCAGAAATATACTTCAAACTTCAAAAATACTTGACAAATGAAGGAATGTGCAAAATAGATGATGATACAATCAATGAATTATTAGCAACAAAGTATATTTTAAATAATTCGAATAAAATACAACTCATTAAGAAGGACGATATTAAACTTGTTATTGGTAAATCACCTGACCATGCTGATGCTTTAGCTTTAACATTTACAAGTGAACTTATCAATAATGGTAATCTTGTACAACGTAATAGAGAAATATCACGAAAACTATTTGATTAAATTCCTCCAAATAAAAAGATAAAGGGTCTTGTCTTGCGACAAGCCCTTTATTTTATTAGAAGAAGGAGATCTTCTTAGCTTAAATTACTTTTCAAAGTAAGCTACAACTGCCTTACGCTGTTCTGGTAGTGTGACTGCGTATGGAGCACGGAATACAACAGAAGATTCACCCTTGATGTTGTCACCACCGATAGAGCACTTAATTCTGATGTTCTTTACGTCTTCAGTTGTTTCTTCTGTACCTGGGATTCTGTCGAATCTGTAAGTATCGAAGCCAACTGCGTCTTCAGTACGAATCTGACCAACGTAGTATTCTTTTCCAGATGTTAGCATGTTTTCAGCATCACCACCTGTGACTCCAGTTGCTACCCATGCGTTAGGGTTGTTAAATGCTTCACCGTCAACTGTGATACGGATTTCTGGGAACTTGTTATCAGCTGTTGGGATGATTACGAAGTCCTGATCTGTCTGTACACCGTTTAGGTTAACAATCTTTAGACCGTCAATCTTGTATGCCTGACCTTTCTTTAGTCCATTTGCAGAAACAAGTGGTTCGAAACCGACTACTGTTGCTGACTTAGAACCTTCACCTGATACTGGTGTGAAAGATACTGATGCAGAAGAGCCATCACCCTTTACGATTGGCATTAGAGATTCACGAATAACAGATGCACCTGCGAATTCACCGATGTATGCATTCTTATAAATGTTCTTCTGGATTTCATCGCCCTGATAGAACTTAACGTTAGATGTAATCTTTCCTTCAGTTGTTGGCTTCAAGAAAGCTACACGTGTACCTACAGCGTCAACTTCATCCAACATAGTAGATGCTTTTGCTAGAGTTGCTGGATCTGCGGAACCTACAACAGCCTGAGCAGCGTTGAAAACGGTATTTTCAATACACTTCTTTTCGATAGAACGACCTAAGTTCAAACCACGAGGTTTTGCAATTTCCTTAGTGAAGTCTTCAATATTTGTCAAACGATCCCATAGATTAACTGTACAAGAGTTGTTTGCTGCAGTTAGAGTGACTTCAACTTCACGTTCGTTGATGCCATCTGGGTCTGCTACAATACCATCAATTGTTTTACCTGGATCTGGGATATAAATTCTGAAAGTCTGTCCATTTTTCTTATCTTTTGTCTGTTCCTGAGACATATAAGAAACTGCTTTCTTAACATAAGGAACGTTTTCGTATACTTCGCCTGCAATTAGCTTGACACGGTCATTAACTGAAAATTCATTTGCCATAATAATAATCCTTTATAAAATTAATGTTTTCTTAAGTAGTTCAAGATAGCGTCATCATTACTGAACACATCGTTTAGTGAATGACTTTCACCTGTTCCTGGTCTACCGATTGGTTTTGTTTCTTTTTTAACTACTTCTTTCTTTTCTGCCACTGGAGGAGTGATATTTGGTGTTGCTACTTGTGGCTGAACTGGAGGAGCAGTCATTAGTTTTTGTTCTAGTGCACGTATTTTAAACTGTTTATCCCACTTAGAAGTGTTTTCAAACAA